TTTTGCACTTGTCTGCGATCAGGTAAGGTTTTATCACGCTCTGGACAAGCACGCAGTGGTTCTTCTGGAACTAAATCGTTTTTATCAACATAAGGGTTTTCATTACCAATAAACTTGTCATCAACATTAACACCGTTGAGTACATCCATGGCTACTTGATATTTTAATTTATTGGCTCTGCCTTTTAAGTTTAAAACAATACCTGTTTCATCAAAAACAAATCGTTCTAATTCTTTAGCAGTAGGGAAGTCAGTCATCAAACCTTCCATATCATATTCAGCCGTGCTGATACTTTGTGGTGCTTGTGCTGCTATGTGTTCGGCTACATCAAGGATTTCTTCTGCTGTAGGTTCTTGTTCGGGTGCGTCATCCCAAATATTTGCTTCTTTTTTAGAAGTAGGTGCATTCTTTTTCATACGATACCTTTCTATACTATAAAATGCTAATGGAGAACATTGTGTTCTCCATTTTATTTAGCGTTTAATAAACGATCTTGTATTATCTCGTTCGTGTAGGCGGACGATAGTTTCTTGGTGCTGGTCTTAATCCACCACGGAATTGTTGCTGACTGCCTATTACGCCTCCAGGCTGATTTGCCTGATTGAATACAGGTCTGTTAGCGGGAGCAGGAACTTGACGAGGACTGCTAATTGGTTGTTGTGGTTGCATACCTGATAAACGATTTGTAGGTGCTTGCCCATTAAATGTTCCAGAACCAGCAATAGGTTGACCATTGGCATCTAATTTCACCTGACCTAAACCACTAATACCTGGAGGAATCATACCGCCACCAAATTGAGGTCCGCCAGGTAAGCCAATCTGTGCATTACCGCCATTAAAGCCGCCTTTGCCGCCAATTCCGCCGATGATCGAGTTTCCTATTTCTGAGGTGATGCCGCTGAAGATATTTCCTATATCTACGCCGTTTTGTGGTGCACTGCCAGGATAACCAACGGTTGGTACGCCGATTTGTGCATTACCGCCACCAATGTTTGTAGGTGGCTGAAATGGACTTTGTTGCCCATACACGGGATTGTCACCAGATGGCATACCAAATCCAAGACCTAAGTTTGGATTAGCCCGTGTTGCCTGAGTTGATTCATAATTTTGTGAGCCAAAACCGCCTGGTCCCATTCCCATTACGTCTCCAGTTAGGGTGCCACCCATATTACCTAGAGTACCAGTAGATTGTCCAAGATCACCGCTTATATTGGAAACGAAGCCCATAATTATTTCCTACCTGCGTTGCCTCGTGTTGGACCTCTGCCTACATTGGTGTTACTGTGCACGCCTTCAAGTGCTGGGTTAGTTTTACCACTTTGACCACGACCACGCATTTCTAATGCGTCTGTGACTACTTTGGCTAATGCACTGCGTTGACTGTCAGTTTTGCTTTTTTCAGCCATGAATGCATTACGCTTTTCTGCGTTGCCTGCGTTACCAGTTGTAGGTCCACGCTTTTGGTTAATTTGTTTAGTTGCCATTATATTCTCCAATTAGCAACAAGTGTTGCCTTTAGTTGGTCCACGACCTACATTGATCTTGGCTTCTGCTCCAGGCTTTTTAACCTGAGTTCCGCCTTGACCACGATATTGTGCAGTGCCTGTAAACATGTCCTTACCTGCTTTTACTGCTGGTAATGCACGAGTTGGCGGCTCACGATGTGTGCCTTGACCTGCATCATAGTCTTGGTTACCTTTAGTTGGTCCACGACCAACATTTACTGGGGCAGTTTTACCTGAGTGATTTCCTGCGAAACGGTTTTTACCGCGATTAACGCCATCACCTTTCATCCCATCAAAATCTAAATTGCTCATTTGCTTTTTCCTTTTTTGGTTGATTTACTTGCCGCTGCTCTCTTTGTGGAATACGCAATGGCAACCGCCTGTTTTGGTGGTTTACCAGCAGCAATTTCCTTTTCAACGTTCTTCTTGAACGCTTGTTTTGAAGTAGATTTAATTAACGGCATATAGTTATTTATTCTTTTGTTATGGCTGTTAGTTTGGCTAATGCCTCTGCAAAAGCAGCCTGTTTTGCTTGAACAGCATCAGTGCTTTCAGTAATTTCAATTTTACTTACATTGACCAAGACTTTTTGTAAAATCAGTTGGTGATATTTCATCATTAATACTGTATCATTGTTATTTCTAGCATTTAAAAAATCTTCAACTAACAAATCGGTGTAATTTTGTCCACCGCTTTTTGCTGCCACGGCTTCCATTAAGCCTTTGACAGTGATCATATTCTTCGTGCCTTCTACACGACCAGACCCCTCACGCTTACCGCCGTGATTTGCACTTTTTTGTCTACCTTTTAGTTTAGGTTTTTCTGTTTCCATACTATTATTTATGCCTTTCTATAAGTGAGTTCCAGATGATAAGTATCATATAGCATAGGAGATTAGCATATGATACACAATTGGCGACCTGCCACTGGCAACGATGTTTCTAACATTGTTAAAATGGCACAAGACCATTTCCAGCAAGAGATTGACTTAATTTTCACACCTGACCCAGTTGCCTACAGCAGAAATATTACTCTGGCAGTAGTCAACCAATTCTATCTTCCCACTACCGAACTTTTAAGTGTTGCTACTAGCGATAGTGGGGAACTACTAGCATACACTTGGGCTAAAGCAAATGACAGAGCCGCTTGGAGCGATGACCGTATGGTTGTTATCCGTATGGCTCATGTTCAACTTGACCTTAGTGCCCGTATTCGCATACAATTAATAACTGATATGATGGATTTGTGGGAGCGTTTTGCTCAATATTCACAAACTCCAATTATCTGCTCAACTACTATGCGCCGCGATCAACAAACTTTCTTAAAACTTCACGAACGCCATGGTTATGATGTTCGTGGCAGTTATGCATATAAGAGACTTAATCCAATGTAGCATTTAGCATCCAGATATGTTTAGCAATAGCCAATATACGATCTTGTGCGTAGTTGGCTATTTCTTTATGAGCATCTGCTTCTGCTTCTTCCATTAAATCTTCATAAAAACTTTTTAGAGTTTCTAAATCATCTCTTACACTGGCTAACAAATCATCACTACTACCAGACAATGCAGTAGTTGATATATTACTTTCATTTAAAACAAATTGGATTTCATCTGGCATAAACTCATCCAGCGTTCGTAGCAATTCTGCTATGGTATCTATTTGACTTTGTAAATCTTCGTAGATACCTTCTAACAATTTGTGATCGCTGGCAAAGTTTCTGCCCATGATATTAACATGTGCTACATGGCTTCTATAGTATGCTACAAAGTTGTTGTTAAAAACTTGTAATAGTTGTTCTGCTGTATTCATAGTATTACTTATTCCGCATTAAGATAATCTTCGTGAACGGTAATTTCTGGCTTACCATCTTTGTATTTTAGATATCGGCTTTGTCCTATAACTTGTTTTCCAGGTTGTTGTCTTGCTGGAAGATTTGTAAATAATTTTTTCGCTGAACTTGGAAATTTACCAGATGCATATTCACTATAATCAAATGCTCCACCGTTTCTATTAAATTCATCACTATATATTTCAATTGAAAATATATTGTTGTTTTGCTTATTAATGCCTTGATATATTGTATGTTTGACATTTTCACCAGATTCACCCCTGCCAGTTTTTTCTAGAATATCAGTGATCTTTAAGTTTTTATCCCAACTCATAGTTTTAGATTTTGCAAAATTTCCTCGTGCATAAAAAACGCCATAGTCGGGCCCAGCATCACCAATCATATCATACGGTTTACCACTATTTTGCGTTTCTTTAAGTACTGAATATGGTGCAGGCTCATCCCATGTCCATTTTTCACCCATAGGTACTTGCTTACCTGTTTTAGCATCATAAGCAAATTCTCTAAGTTGTCTTTGCGAATTAATTAAATCTGGATTATAGTGTGGATTAGGTCTAACTTCAATAACTTTTGTTTTATCTGCGTTTAGATATTTGCCTTGTAGTGGCGCATTAGTTATTTCCGCAAATGTATTGTCAAAGGCAAAATCTGCCTGCGAATCATAAACTTGTTTAAATGCAGGTGTATCTACTATTTTAGCCTCAGTGATGTCTGGACGAACTGGACGAGTAACAGGAGCATCAGGATCAAATAAAATATCACCTACTCGTGCAATACCCATTTCATTGACGTTGTGTGGAGTATCAGATTGTTTTGTAAATTCATCTAATACAGTAGTCCAGTCTGCTGGTTTTGTATTACTACTAGGTAATGATTTTGCTTGTCCAAAATCAGCATTAGCAACTTGACTGTAATGTTTCTCACCACCAAAAATCTGTTCTGTCATTTTTTGTGTTGTTCCGTCTGGAAACTCAATTTCAACAGCGTGATAGTTTGGCTGTTTAGTTTCGTGAACAATATTATTTCCCTGACGATAACTTACATTAAAATAATCTGGGTTACGCACAGTCTGGACCATAGCATCATTGGCAGCATCTGTTATAGTTGCATGAACACCTGAGCCAGTCATAGTCTCCATAGTATCTTTAGGCGGACGATAGTTACCTGCGGCTCGCTGCTTATCCAACAAGGCTTGCAGTTTAGAATTTATACCTGTAGTTTGTCCTGCTGTACCAGAAGTTTGTGATTTTCCAAGTGCTGCATTTATTGCTTGTTTTCTTTTTTCGTTCGCGGCAAGTTCTTCGGGTGTAAGCGTTTCTTTACCAATACCGAATTCTGATTCTGCTCGGCGTTGTTGAACGCTAAATGATTCTTTACGGGTTTTTAATCCTAATTCTGGACTTTGTGCATCAATACTATCAAACATCCACTTACTCATTGCTTTTCTTGCTTCGCCAACGCCCATATTACTAATATCGGGTGCTGTTTTCCAATCAAGCGTAATTCCTGCTTGTTGTGCTAGATCATTATATGCATTTTGACTGTATGCTACTTTTTTACCTTGTTGTTTTACTGCACTTTGTGTTGTTTGATTAATCATATGACGAACAGCAGTTGCATCGGTAATTGTATCTTTAGGATTAGGCATTAATGATCCTTGACCTGCTCGCTCATTCATTGCTGTTGCACGATCACCAAATAATTCTTTATTTTGTATTCTGGCTTGCTCTAGTTGT